GCCCCCACTTTTTTCGGAGCCGGGCTTCGCGCCGGCGTCGGATCGGTCGTACCGACCCCACCTAACCCTAACCCTACCCTAAAGCTGGATCCCTGAGAGCCGCTTCGCGGGCTAATCACACTTTAGCTGAAAAAAAGAACTGAGTACTTTTTGGAGGGGGTAAAAAAAGAAGCGAGTTCTTTTAAGATTAATTTTGTGAAGAGGGGCTCTATAAAAAATGGACGGACAAGAGGCGTGTGAAGAGGTACTGAGTTCTTCTGGTGAAGAGCAAGACAGTAATCCAGTTGATGTATGGGATGAAGTTTCTGGGGAGTGGAAACACCACCCGAGAGCAGAGAAGAGACCGATGGGATCGGATGAGGAGATACTCGACAACGCGAGTAAGTTCTTTCAATCGTTCAAAGAAAGTCTAATGTGTCATGAAGTTTGGGCCCAACCTGATTTGGCAGAATATTTCGCGAACTTTGAGATTTCTGAGTTTACTCAAATCTCACTTTGTCGCACTTACGCGAATTATCTGGCCCAGGTGATGAGAGCGAGGAACGCTGGTACACCGTCAGAGGGGCAGAGTCCACCTGGGGGAGCGAACTCTTTAAGAGTTGGGCACACTTCGACAAGAAAGATTAAAAGAAAGCTTTTTTAGTTGGGCTCAGCCGGTATAGTTCACTCGGGTGGCGAAGTTAACATTAGTGTTGAGACCGGCGGGACCAACGGCCATGGAATACATGAGCAACAGACCGGTGGAGAGCTGGCCGGTAGCAGCACCAGTGCCGTAGTGGCCACCGGCAGTTGCAGCGCCGGAGGCGGCGGGGGTCACGAACTTGCAACGACGACCGACTTTGATTGTGTAGTCGAAGAATTGACGCATGGATTGAGCGGAGGTGGTAGAGACACTCGCGGACGTGGTGGCTAAACCAAGGTTCCACCGGCGATCCGAGAGGATCGTAAAGCGGCCACCATTTTGTTGGGATTGAATAGGCATAGCATCAATACTCGCGGCTGTAAGAACCTCGGTGACTGTAGGCAACGTGCCAGCGGCGCTGGCAATCAGTAAGGGCTTAGTCATCCAAACAACAAGAACGCGGACGAATGTTGGGAAGTTGCCAACGGGGTCGGTGTCTGCCTGAAACTGGTTGTCGTGGTAACCAGCGATACGGACGGAGTTGATGAGGACTTCGTCGGCATCGGCGTCAAGGATGCCGGTTGCGGCAGCAGCGGTGGTGAAAGGAGAAGACGATGTAAGCAACGAAACACGACTGACGCCACCACCGGCAGTGGCGTTACGGTAAACATCGAGGGCGTCACGAGTTTTGGCGGCAAGGAGGCCGCGAAGTTGCTTCATCATGGGATCGCTGGCGGCGACGATGACCTTAGGAATGCCAGAACGAGCACGTTGGAGCTTGGCCTTTTGCGCGACAGAGATGACCTTAAGGGGTCGGCGGTTATACCGAGCGGACTTAGAAAGTTTGCGTTTGTAAGACATTACAAACCCTCGTTTATAAGTGATGAAATGGACAAAAAAAGCCGCGCTGGTTTTTTGCGCAATGAGGACAGGGTTGGAGAAGAGGTGGGGGGAGAAGGAACTTGAAGACTACATCTATGCGGCGCATCGTTTGGTGAACTTGGTCCGCGTTTCGTTTCTTCCACCAGAATTTGGGGGCGTAGTTGGAACAAATAAAGATGTAGGGGCTAACAAGTTGGTGCCCAGCACTACCGTGCGCGGGAACAACGAAGGGATAGCGGTCGACGAAGGCATTAAAGAATTCAGGGGTCATTTTGTCCCCGTTCATCTCATCTAGGAAGAAAACGTCCTCGCCGCCATAATCATCGCACCAGAAGTTTCCACCCGGCTTATTGGGCCAAGAGTAAACAGAGCCCAGGCGCTGGGCTATAGCGTAGGCGGCGGAGGTTTTTCCCATGCCCGAGCGACCGCAAAAGAGGATGACTTTAGGTTTAAAGTCACGGGGGAGGGTGGTGAGACGTTTGTAGGTCTCGAACCCTCGATGGAACTTGATCATAGTAGGGAAGGTGTCTGTATCACGCCAAAGACGCTTCAAGCTGCTACCATCGTCGATGCGCCGCTTGACTTCAAGGAGATCGGCACGCTGCCCCTGGGAAGACATTTCGCCGAATGTCCAAGGCCCTTCGAGCTTCGTAGGCGAAGACGCCTCCTCGCAGCAATGTTGGCACTGACAGCCTTCAACGGGTTTCATGCAGTAGTGGGCAGCCTGCTTAGCGGAACCATGGCGTGAAAAAAGAGACGCGTGTTCCATACCCTCGAGGAGGTGGATTGCAGTGAAACTCTTGGGTTGCGTGAACTCCACGTAACCCTGAAAGTGTTCATGGGAGCCGAATTCACGTTGGTAGACGAGGAATTTGACGTGCATCCACGAAGAGTGCGAGGGATCAAGGAGGAGAAGAGGGATACCGTCCGTTGCGTTTATGGTAAAGCATACGTTGCGGTTACGGGGCTCCATTTTGCTGCAGGAACCGCTGCTGACGCAAAATTACGCCCCTGTACAGAAGTACAGAAGTGGGGGGTAATATAG